ACGCTGCTGCTGAGAACAAAGAAGACTCTAATTACTAGATTCCTCTTTTAAGAGGATAGGGGTAGCGAAGCGAGAGTGGAACTACCCCGACCCGGGATCATTATGGAACACGAATTTATAGAATTATTTAAAGGTTATGAGGGCGATTTTGGCATGGCGGACATGTCCAAGACAGAGCTCGATTCAGAAAAAAATAAAATAAAACCTAATTACGAATGGGCAGGAAGACCTGTCACATTAGATGACTACAAGAATCACTTACAAGGAAAAAAATCCATTGGAATCCAACCATGCAGAATAGATAAAACTGCACAGTTTGGATGTATAGATATTGACCCACCAGACTATGGGTCCTTTAAAGTAGAAAATTATTTAGCACTATTTCAACAATACAAATTACCATTAGTACCAATCCTATCTAAGAGTGGTGGTTTACATTGTTATATTTTTTTAAAAGAACCTATTCCAACAATAGATTTAATAGAGGCATTAAAAGCTTTTCTGCTTCCACTAGGATTAAAACCAACTACCGAGGTTTTTCCTAAACAGAAAGAGCTACAGAAAGATGATAAAGGAGACATAAAACCAGGAAACTTCATTAACTTACCTTACTATAACAACGGGCAATCTACTCGGTATGCTATAGATAAGAATAATTCTAAACTATCAGTAGAACAATTTATAAAATTTGCTAACGAATCTAAAGTAGATAAAGAAACTTTAGATAAACTTGTAGAAGAAACTCACAGAAATATATTACTCGGAACTAATCCAGAATTTGATGATGGTCCACCTTGTCTAGCACTGTGTTCTAGAACAAAATTAGATGATGGTAGAGACAGATTTATGTACAACTATATGGTCTTTGCTAAAAAGAAATACAAAGACAAATGGCCAGATCAAGTTTCAAATGCAAATTATAATTATTTAACTAGTCCTTGGGATAAAGCAAAACTAGACTCAAAAATTAAAGCGTGGAAGGGTGAGACGGCAGGGCATACTTGCTATGAGGACCCTATTAAAGACAAATGCATGCGTAGTCTTTGTTATAAAAGACCGTTTGGAGTCAAATCTGATAGCATTTCTGTATTTCCAGAGATCCAAGACTTTGAAATGATAGCGTATGCAGAACCAGAATATAGATTTAATGTGATTATGCCTAACGATGACAAGATTCAAGTCATTATAAGTAATACAAAACTTATGACTACACAGAAAGAAGTCTTAAATTTAATCTGGCAACAGACTGGAGTTTATTTTGAACCATTAAAACCAAAAGATTTTAGAGCTAAATTAAATGAATGGCGTAGAGGTGGACAAAAGATTACACCACCTAAAGGAACTCAAATAGAAGATAGACTAGAAGAAGAGTTATACCAATACTGTGTGAATGGACCTCAGGCACAAGAGAGAAGACAGATACACAATGGTTCTTGCTTTACGGAAGAAGGCTATCATTACTTTAGATTTAATTCTTTTATCGAGCATCTAGGAACTGGGTGGAAAATTCCAGAAGAAAAAATTGCACAGAAACTAAAAGACAAATGTAATGTAGAGTTTGATCATTCTTTAAATGTTGAGGGCAAGACACTTAAAGTTTGTAAATTAAAACAACTCTATACTCCACAGATAGAACATAAACCTGTGCAAAGAAAAGGAAATAATTATTAATGAGATATAAAGTAGTAGGGCCACCGGGCACCGGAAAGACTAGAAGACTATTAAATGAAGTACACAAGTACGTCAAGAATGGTACTCCGCATGACCGAATAGGATACTTTGCATTTACTCGTAAGGCTGCAGGCGAAGCCCGAGATAGATTCTTAGCTAAAAATTTAGACCTTACTAAAAAAGATATTAAATATTTTCAAACACTACACTCATTAGCTTTTAATAACCTAGGACTTAAGGAAGAAAACGTAATGCAGGAAGGTAATTACCAAGCAATTGGAGAAACCTGTGGCATACAAATTAAATATGCGTCCTATGAAACAAATAATTTTAATGGAATCTTTTCTTCTAACAGTGAGTATCTAAGTCTGATTAATCTAGCTAGAGTAAGACAGATTACAGCTGAACAACAATTTAACCGTAACGAGCATCTTAGTTGGATTAGTAAAACAAAATTAATTGGAATAGAAAAAGAGATTAATAATTATAAAAGCGCGCATAATCTTATAGATTTTACAGACATGATTCAACAGTTTTTAGATAAAGGAACTACACCTAAATTTAAAGTTATCTTTGTTGATGAAGCCCAGGATCTTTCATTAATTCAATGGTCTATGATTAAAAAGATTGAAGATGATACTAATTGTGATGTGTGGATCGCCGGGGATGATGACCAAGCTATCTTTGGATGGGCTGGAGCTGATGTGGATTCTTTTATTAACTGGGATTCAAAAGAAATATTATTAGATAAATCTGAAAGAGTTCCTCAATTGATTCAACGTAAAGCTTTAGATGTTATTTCAAGAATATACCTTAATCGTTTACCTAAAGATTATCTTCCTAAAAATGAACTGGGAGTTATTGAAGAACGATTTAATATTAATGGAATTGATATGACTACAGGAGATTGGCTAATACTAGCCAGAACTAATTCTCTTTTAAAAGCAATTCCTGCATATTTAAAAAGAAAAGGATTTTTCTTTCAGACTCATCAAGGCAATAGTATGGGCAAAACTTTATACGAAGATATATTAAATTGGAAAAAGATGCAGAAAGGTGCATCAATTCCTGAAGTTCATCACCAAAGAATTTTAGAACATATAAAAAGTAAAACAATTAATTTTCAAGGGGATTGGTATGAAGAATTTAATAATGTTCCTGTATCTAAAAGAGACTATATGAGAGCTATGTTAGATAATGGAGAAGATTTATTAATGGAACCCAGAATAAAAGTTTCAACAATTCATGGAGCTAAAGGTGGAGAAGCACACAACGTAATTCTATATTTAAACCAAACGGCGAATACTATCAAAGGTGCAAAGAAATCGCAAGAAAAACAAGACGAAGAATTTAGGGTTTGGTATGTAGGAATTACACGAACTATAGAAAATTTATTTTTAATCAAATCTAAAAACAAACAGAAAGAATTTAAACTATGAGTGATTACATATATAAAAAGCAGGTAGGTGGGACACATTATAAGTCTATGGTCATTCAACCATCAGAATTTATTAATAGGAATAATATTCCATTTGCCGAAGGCAATGCTATAAAATATTTGTGTAGACACAAACAAAAAAATCAAAAAGAAGATTTATTAAAAGCAAAACATTATATTGACATGGCGATCGATAGAGATTATCCTGCAGAAGTGAAAGAGGAAAAAGATTTTTTAGAAGAAGCTGAAAAAGAAAAAAAAGAATTAGAAGAGTCCTACAAAGAATCAGTAAGACAAACTAATGAGCGTAAACAAAAGGAAAAAAATTCTTGGGGGATAATTGAGAAATAAAATTTTAATTATTCACGCTGAATGGCTAAAAGAAAACGGGTATGAATATAAAGACTGTCTTACTCAATCTTATCCTGAAAACGATAAAAGAGATAAGAAGGGTAAAAAATTTAAAATTAGAAATACTAAAGGACAATTTATAAAGTTATGATTGAAGCACAAACAGAGTGGGTTAAGCCTACTGAATTTCCAGACTTAAGACAAGCAGATACAATTGCAATCGACTTAGAAACACATGACCCAGATTTAAAATCAATGGGATCAGGTTCTGTAACTGGTCAAGGTAAAGTTGTGGGTATCGCTGTAGCTGTTGATGGCTACTCAGGGTACTTTCCTTTCGATCATGAAGGTGGTGGTAACCTTGAAAAAAGTAAGGTAATTCAATGGTTTAGAGACGTTTGTGAGTCTCCAGCAGATAAAGTTTTTCACAATGCAATGTATGATGTGTGTTGGATTCGTGCGATGGGAATAAAAATAAATGGAAACATTTATGACACGATGATTGCAGCATCACTCGTCAATGAAAACAGATTTAGATTTGATCTTGGATCACTTGGTTGGGACTATGTTGGTCGTGGAAAAAATGAAACAGAATTAGTTGCAGCAGCAAAAGAGTGGGGTGTCGATCCTAAAGCAGATATGTGGAAGTTACCAGCGATGTATGTCGGTAACTATGCAGAACGTGATGCAGAAATAACTTTAGCGTTATGGAGAGTCATGCAAAAAGAAATAAGCGACCAGGATCTAGGAGCTATCTTTGAATTAGAGACAGACTTATTTCCTTGCCTCGTCGATATGCGATTTTTAGGAGTTCGTGTAGACGTAGAAGGAGCTCACAAACTAAAAACGAAACTAGCTGCA